TGGTCGTGGTAACGGTGGTGAACATGAATAAGATATTTTTGGTAATTGTTGTTGGTCTATTACTAGCAATAGGTTTCCATCAATGGAAAGACTGTTTAAATGAAAATAGTTTTTTCACATGTTCAAGGATGTTAAACAAATGAGCAATCCAAACGAAGCAGGTGACAACAAAGGCGCCATACTAGCATTTTTAATTATTGCTTTTATGATGATTGGTACGCCTATTATTATAGGAACTACAATGGGTTGGTTCAACCTATTTGGAATACTGGGATTATAAAATGAAATACACACAAACAGGACAAAACAGTTGGATACTGGAAGTACAGGAAAACGGTAAAACCAAAGAGCTGTTCGTAGAGTTTCCACCAGAAGCACTTGATCAAGTAGGTTGGGACACAGGCGATACATTGATTTGGGAAGAACTGGATCATGGCGGCTACAGTGTAAGGAAGAAAGAAACTTGACATTTGGTCTAAATACGTGTATTATAGTAAAGAATATTAGTAAAGGACATTCATAATATGAAGCTACGTTATAGCGAAGCATTTTATAGTGTACAAGGCGAAGGCCAGTTTGTAGGAGTACCCAGTGTGTTCCTGCGTACTTTTGGTTGTAACTTCCGTTGTATGAATTTTGGCACAGATGAAAAACGTGATCGTTGGGAACAGCATGCTGATGGACAACGGTACAATGCAGAAGTAAAAGCATTACTGGATGCAGGTGTACATGAAACAACTGAAAAGTTTGAAGACTTGCCTATTATACACACAGGCTGTGACACATATGCAAGCATTTATCCAGAGTTTAAAGACTTTAATCGACTCGCAGAAGTTGACGAAGTGGTTGAACACTTATTAAGTTTACTGCCAGAAGGCAAGTGGACAATGGACAATGGTCAGGACGTACATTTAATCCTGACTGGAGGCGAACCTTTGTTGGCGTGGCAACGATTATACGTCGAGCTGTTTGAACATCCACGTATGCAGGATCTTAAAAATGTTACAATTGAAACAAATACTACACAACACTTACACGATGACTTCTACGATTATCTCAACAATAGTGACAGAATTACAGTCACTTTCAGTTGTTCCCCCAAACTCAGCGTTAGCGGAGAAACTTGGGAAGATGCTATTAAGCCTGATGTTGCTCGTGAGTACCAGTGTGTTACTGACAGCAACATTTACTTTAAATTTGTTGTTGCTACTCAAAGTGATTTTGATGAAGTTACTAGGGCTGTTCAGCAATACAGGAATGCCGGGGTGGAATGTCCAGTCTATCTTATGCCGTTGGGCGGACGCAGTGAAGAATATACCCTCAATGTTAAAGAAGTCGCAGAAGCCTGCATGGAACGAGGATGGAGATTTACTCCAAGACTCCACATCAGCTTATTCGGAAATGCCTGGGGAACTTAAAGAGAACGAACAATTACGCAAAGCAATGCAAGCGCCAATTGATCAAGATAAAATCCGCAAAGCCGGATGGTAAGGAAAAGTTAAAATATGCCGTATTATACAAATGCAAATTTATTTGAAGTTGGAGACTTTACAAGTCACGCAGGAAATAAACTAGCATGGAAAATTGAGTGCGATGCTATACGCCCAGAGTGGTGGGACGGATTAGCACGTATGATTATGGATTATCAAACAGAACCTTTTAGTAAGGTAATTGGTATTCCACGTGGCGGAATGTCGTTAGCACACGCTATGAAAAAATATGTAACACCAGGCGATCATCCTTGGATGGTTGTGGATGATGTATATACTACAGGTACAAGTTTTAGGGAATTCTGTACAGACAATCAAACAATGTTTGCATACAAGTGGTGTGCATTTGCACGTAAGCCTATTGCTTATGAAGATCCATATGATGTAAGAGCGTTGTTTACTATGCCCCCGGAGGTAAAATGAAATTTATAAAAAAACAATTTGCTAAACTAAGACTCAAAGATCAAAAACTTGAGAAGGAATTAGCAAACATTGATGATGAACCTTGGGTCAAAGTTATCAATGTTTCAATGACTGATCCCAAAGATCCAAGTACTGGATTCTTTGAACTAGACTGGAACGATCAATTTGTTCAAAGTTTATATGACGCAGGATACAGTGGTCGCAATGGCGAAGAAGTAGTAGATCAATGGTTTAATGATTTATGTCGTGGAGTTATAAGCGATGAGTTCTCACAAGAAAACGAATAAAGATCTGTGGAGTATAAGCCACAGTTATAAACTGACACCACAAAGTCAGAAATATTTCTATGAATACGAGCAGAATTCATTTGACAAACTTGCCCATCATGCTGTACAATTAGAGATGGAACTGCTTGATGACATCGACATTTGGGTCGATTTAATGGATGGACAATATCCTGAAGCTATGCAATTAATAAACGAGATAAGGAACAAATGACTTATATATTAGTAGATACCGCAAACATGTTTTTCCGAGCCCGCCATGTAGTGCGTGGTAGTGACATTGACACTAAAATTGGTATGGCATATCATATTATGTTTAGTGCAATTAATAAAGCATACAAAGACTTTAATGGTAGCCATGTAGTGTTTTGTTTGGAAGGACGCAGTTGGCGCAAGGATCATTACATTCCGTATAAAGCAAATCGTGCTGTTGCACGTGATGCTCTTACTGAAGCAGAGCAAGAAGAAGATCGTGCTTTTTGGCAAGCGTTTGATGACTTTAAAGACTTTATTGATCAGAAGACTAATTGTACAGTACTGCAACACAAACAGTGTGAAGCAGATGACTTTATTGCACGTTGGATACAGAATCATCCAGATGATGAACATGTTATTATCAGTAGTGATAGTGACTTTTATCAGTTGCTTAGTGAAACTGTTACACAATATAATGGTATTAGTAATCAGCATATTAAAGTGGATGGTATTGTTAACGACAAAGGTAAGCCTGTTATAGACAAGAAAACTAAAGAGCAGAAGCAAATTGGTGATCCTGAATATTTGTTGTTTGAGAAGTGTGTACGTGGAGATACTAGTGATAATATCTTTAGTGCATATCCTGGTGTACGCAAAAAGGGTACTAAAAACAAGATAGGTATACAAGAAGCATTTGCTGACAAAGACAACAAAGGCTTTGATTGGAATAACTTTATGTTACAGCGTTGGACAGATCATGAAGGTGTAGAACATCGTGTACTGGAAGACTATCAACGCAATCGTGAGTTGATTGACTTAACAGCACAACCACAACCCATCAAAGATGCCTTAGATGCATCTATTGTTGAACAAGTTAATAAGACTCCAACTGGACAAGTTGGTATTAAATTTATGAAGTTTTGTGGCAAGTATGACTTACAGAAGATTAGTGAGAACCCAACTGACCATGCAACTTACTTGAATGCAGGCTATGCGTAACTTTACAGCTAAAAATATTATTAAAGACAAGTTTTGGATTGTTGAGCTTAACGGAACCAATGTTGGTACTGTAAAGTTTGACGATTCAACTTATGTCTATTTTAATAATAACACCAAAGAAACTATCTCTTATACTGAACAAGAGTTTAAAAATCAGTTTAAAACAGTAAATAGTACTACAACGAAAAGTGTCTTTACAGATGTATACGGATATACTACTAACTGTGAAGAAGTATTCAACGTAAGGACTGAGGAAAACACACCTGTTTATACAAAAACAAAAACAAGTAGCAATTATTTTGCGGCAGGTTACTATGCAATTTATTTTCCATCTATCAAATGGAGTTCGGCACACTGCCCACGATTAAAAACGTTAAAATCGTATCCTTTTATTGGTCCTTTTAAAACAGAAGAAGATGTCAATCTGGCAATGAAAAGGAAACGATATGAAGAAACTACTAACAGCAATAGCAGCAATACTACTATTACCCAATAGTTTATTTGCACAGGAACCACCAACATCAATACCTCTACCAATTATGATACAGTGTGGTCCAACTGATTTTACAATCAAACTACTAAAAGACAAATATAAAGAACATCCAATAGCACTGGGCGAAGGTCAGGTAATTACACCAGACGGAGATCCAGTACGAGGGCAAATGCTGTTTTGGCACGGTGAAGAAAACAAAACTTTTAGTGTAACTATCTCATTTGGTAAAAATGATTTTATGTCATGCCTTATTATGAATGGCAATAATGTTAATATATTCTACAATCCAAATGCAGGGAAGGATTCCATGTAATCTTATGTAAACTACGTTGTTAATATAAATACATATAGACAACGTAGGAGATCACATGGCTAGACCAAAACCAACAATTATTCTAGAACACACTGATAACAAAACTTATCGCAGTGAGCAAATATTACAGGCAGATGCAATTTATGCAGTATTTTATCAGAATGCCCCTATTAACTTACGGAGCCTTAATAGTTTAGTAAACTATCCTGGACCAAAGTACAAAAAGGTCAGTTTTAGTAATAGTGGACATGCCTTTAACTTGGCAGAGAGAATGAATAAAATGTTTAAATGTAATGACTTTACTGTGGTTAAACTAACTCAGGGCGAAGTAATTGACGAAGACGACATCGATCCATGATCAAATAGTAACCTACTTAACAGACAAGTACGGCAAGAATGTTGACATGCGTCCACGTGACTTGTTTTATAATACCACTGGTAAAGGACTACGCCTTACCAGACTTGGATATGAACTGTTAAAAAACGAATTCGACTGTTATCCACATCCAATCGAAAAAGAAATCAAAGTTAAAGTAAAACATATCCTTGCATTAGACGCAGAAATGCAATGGCCATATTATCTATCCAGTAAACAAATTGTATTATTCAGCGAGGATGACAGTGTCATTATGAAGCTCGTTGGAGGATATGAAAACTGGATTGCCAGCGTCTCCAGTTAAAAAATTTAAAAAACCACTTGACATTCCACCGTGTAACCACTATACTGTATAAGTAAAGCACAGGAGGATTGCCTAATGATGATGGAAATATGGTTACTAGCTACAGCATTGATTTTTACAGTTGTTGGATACGGCATGGGAAAACGCACAGGTCTCGAACTTGGTATTGACGGTACGTTATCAATGTTGGAAAAAGGACGATATATCACACTTACTACTCAATCCGATGGTGAAATAGTTATTGAAAAATCTGGAGAGTAGTAATGGTAAATTTTAAGTTAGAAGAACTAAGTCAAGAATTTGTACGTGGCCGTAAAAAAGTAGCTGACCCACAGACTATTGCAACGGCAACCAAATGGTATCGTTCATTTACAGGTGGGCGTGGCAATGTCAGCACAGATGAAATTCTAGAACTTTATAAAATGTTAGAAAAAACTGAAGAATTAAAGCAAAAAGTAGTTGACAAGCAAGACGTCTTACTGTAAACTACAAGTATAAGTTAAACAAAAGGAGCCCATATCATGGCAATGACAGAAACACAAAGTCGTACAGTACGTTTAAGTGAAGCCCGCAAGTATGTTAAGCATCATGCTAAAAAGAAACGTCCTATGATGATTTGGGGTCCTCCAGGAATTGGTAAATCGGATCTGATTGCCGGCGTTTGTAATGAATATGCAAACAGTCTGCTTATTGATGTACGTTTGCCGCTTTGGGAACCTACAGATATCAAAGGTATTCCATACTACAGTGCAAATGACAACACTATGAAATGGGCGCCGCCCACAGAACTTCCTAGTGAAGAACTTGCCGCACAATATGATACTATCTTTTTGTTCTTGGACGAGCTTAATGGTGGAGCGCCTGCTGTGCAAGCGGCTGCATATCAGCTTATCCTTAACCGCAAGGTTGGTACATACAAACTGCCAGACAATGTTGTAATTGTTGCCGCAGGTAACCGTGAGACTGACAAGGGTGTTACATATCGTATGCCCAAGCCACTTGCTAACCGTTTTGTACACTATGAAATCCGTGTTGACTTTGAAGATTGGTTGACTTGGGCTACTAACAATGACATCAGTCCTGATGTTGTGGGTTACTTAACGTTTGCAAAGTCAGATTTGTATAACTTTGACCCATCTAGCAACGAGCGTTCGTTTGCTACACCACGTAGTTGGGCGTTTGTTAGTGAATTGTTGGACGATGTTGAAGACTTTACTGACGAAGAAATTACTGACATGGTGTC